GCATACTGGCCAGAGCCATCGAGCCAATCATAAAGCTCCTGATGATCTTCCCCAGCAGCCAGCCATCTCTTCAAACGACCTTTAGAAGCATTGCGCATAATGTTGCGCTGCTTGCCACGCTCGTAAGCATCTTCGTTATGAATGAAATTCTGGGTTCCCATATAGTGCCTTCCTTTCTCAGTACAACGAATTATCGCTTATTATGAGCAAAAAGAAAAGCATTTTCTTTATTTTATTTAACAAGGACTTATCCACCTATGAGTTCATAATCTTTGATTATTTTACCAAGTTCCTTGTTGCCACGACTATGGGCATTGCGCCAATAACGAAGACCATTCTTCTTCTGAACATAATGGCCAATGACATCATGGAGCCTACGCTGGGATGGATTGTCACTGAACTTACGTGCAGCAACCTGCACCCCCATTGGCTTGGGGAGAGTTAGCTTTAATACACGATAAGTATTTCCAGTAACATTTTTCCCATACCGGAGCTTCCTGCCAGTATACCTTATTTCTTCTGGCTCTTGAACAAAACGTGTATAATTTATGGTCGCTAACAATGCAATCAAGAACCTTGCATCTCCGGCAAAAAGATGTTTGCTAAATTTCATAATTTGTTCATCTGCTCCCTCGGGAATTTCATTTGCCCACCACCACCCAATGGCGTCTGTATAAGAAAGTTTGATAGATTTAAAAAGTTTCGGCAAAGCTCTTTTCTTTTCATTAATTATTGCCCACCAGCCTCCAAGCATGGAAGCAACTATGTCATTCTGATTTTTAACATTCATTGAAAATTCATCAACAGAAAATTCATCATAAACATCTTGCAAATTCATTTGGATCCCAGTTGGTGGAACACATATTTTGCCATCTTCATCATCGAAGAAAGTTGTAAAGTGGCATATTGGCATTTCTTCTTTCTCATCATCAGACAAGAATAATTCTCTAGCCAAATAACCAACACGTCGTGGGATCGGATCCCCATTTGGCTGCTCTGTATTGAGGATCTTATTAAGATGATCCAAGCGACACCTTTCATTCCATTCAAACCAAACATCTGGGAATGGCAAGCGTCCTGTGTTGCGCATCATTTTCAAGGCTTGGTTGGCATCCATTGTTACGGACAGATGGGTTATGTAGTGTAACAGTTCATCATCAATAACAAACCGCACTGCCTGTCGCAGTTGTTTATAAACTTTTTTAATCTGGTCACTGGCAACAGAATTTATTGGTTTGTACTTTCTATCTTCACCCATCATAGAGATCCCACGCTTGGGATTTGAAAGTGCGGCCAGTGACTGATCAGCTAATGAAAAGAGCTTTGTCATTATGCAGCTTCCTTGTCGGAGTAGCCGAACAATTTTAGGCACATGCTTTTTGTGACTTTTGTGTTGGCCTGAATGAACTGGCGAGAGAGCTTTTTGCGCACAGCCTTCATGTCAAGAGTTTTACGCTCAACGTCACTGATGACCACATAGTGATCGGTACCTTCATAGGTTCCTGCGCCTGACTCTTTCATAGCCCGAACATATTCGTTCTCAACTTCTTTAAGATGAGCAATTTCTGTACGAACCTTTGCTAACTTATTTACGCGATGATCTTTCATCTTAATTTCCTTTCTCAATGAAGCATCTGTTCCTTGCATTATCATATGCAAGATCGTTATAGCGACCACCCTTGGAAAGATAATCTTCATAAGTGATTCCAGGGTTGTCTAGTATTATTTGGAAAGCATGATAGGCAATTGTTTTTTCTTTGCGAGGATTAATATCTGTCATCGGATAAATCTTCGCATTTGCAAACTTGCCTTTTGATTCAGTTTTTCTTTTTGGAATTACAAATTCAACTTCTTCAACCTTTTTATTCTTACCCCAAAAATCATCAATCAATTTTGAACCATGTTGATCGATTACCCAACCGTCCTGAACTAGCTGAACATGATGAGTGGTAGTAACAATATAGAGAACTCCCTTCTTGGTATTCCACTCAACAAACTTTTTGAGGCTTGGCATTCTGACAGTTTTGTCGTCACGTAACTTCCGTTGTGGAATCACTTCATATTTAAGACCGAGCTTTTTCATAATTAATGTGCGCTCGTGAGTAAAAGTGTCTCCCGTCCATTTTTTGTTACGTCGGATCCGAGAGCAATGCTTCTTAAAAAGATCCCATGCTTGATCGAAAGAAACGCCAGCAGCAATAGCAACTGCAGTCACGCCGCAATTGCCACCACGCCTTGCACCACTAGGAAGATCCAAACCTTCAGGCTTTCTGTTGTTGATAGTCATTACTTTCCTTTCTCAATAAACTTATTATCGCTTATTCAAAGGAAAAAGAAAAGAACTTTCTTTATCAACTAGATCAACAACTTACAATCATGTGAGCTTGCGAACTTTGTCTACATAGATTTTCCGGAAACCTTTTTTTATTTCTCCCTTAACTAAAAACCAATCTCCATCACGTGCCTCTTCAACGATAGGTTTGCCCATGCGCTGATATTTAAAACGATCTACAGTACAAATGATTGGTGCAGTGTCATCTTCAAATGTTATGTTCAGCCAAAGATTATTTTTATCAACTCGGCGTCCACCACGTTTAGCAAGATTAACAACTTCATTCATATCACGTAAATTTTTCTCTACGAGCTTGCCAAAAAATACAAACATCCCTGGACTGTCTCCATCCAGATCTATGATATCAATTATTTTAGAAGTTATGTTGTGGGATGCTGGATCTTTTTTTATATGACCCCATCGACGTTCACATTCAAATATATCATCATAAGGAGTATCACCATTGTCTAATAATTTTTCTTGGCGTGGAGTTAAAGACTCTGCTTCACTTCTTCTTTTAATTATATCATCTGCCATTTTTGGACCGATGCCTTTTATTCCTATCAGTCCACCAACAAGTTCATTATCCTGAACCGACCAATTTTCAAGAGAACGAAATTTATCATATGGCTTATATGTCATCCCTTCTTTAACAACTTCTCTTAATAATTTTATACCTTGAGAATCATCTTTAACATTACGTAAACACGCCGCAGCAAACTCAAGAGGAAACTTAGACTTAAGGATGCAACACCAATAAGAAAGGAGACCATAACTAACAGCATGGCTCCTATTAAAAGCCCAAGACCCCATAGTGTTGATGTGATCCCATATATAACGAGCTTCACTTTCTTCAATTCCATTTTCTTTTGCACCTGTTTTAAATTTTTGAAAATACCTATCAAAGAATTCTTGTCCAAGAGATTTACTCATTGCTTTACGAAGTTGCGAAACATCTTCCCAAGAAAGTTTGCCAACTTGACGACCAATCTGCATTACTTGTTCCTGGTAAACTACAACTCCATTAGTTACTTCTGTTATCTCTTGAGTAAGAGGATGCAAATATTCTGTAGCTGCTGCACCTGTATGACGTTTTATATATTCTGTGGTTCCGCCAGAGTTTAGTGGTCCAGGACGTGCAAGCGCAGTTATAGCAGCGATGTCTTCAAAAGTATGCACCTTCATCTGTCTTGTAACTGATTGGAGTGCATATCCCTCAAATTGGAAAATACCCGCATATCTTTCGTCATTAAGTATGGCGAATGCTTTTTTATCGTCTAATGGATAATCAACAAGTTTGTTTCTTTCCCAGCCAACTTGATCAAGAACATCTTGAAGAATGGACAAAGTTCTTAATCCAAGTGCATCTATCTTTAACAAATTAAGTTTTTCTGCATCATATTTATCTATTTGTGCAGAGCCTCCATAACTACTAACTGAACAATAATTATGAACAGGTTCTTCTGTAACAATAATTCCAGCTGCATGCACACCACTGTGTCGAGCATGATATTCCATATCAGCAGCAATTTTGATTTGAGGATATTTTTCTAAAATATTCTTTCCAATGTCCAATTCATTAAATGTGTCAAGAATGCAGAATGCTGCTCTTGAATCTCCACCACTGCGCTCTATTATGGCACCTTTTAAATCATTGACCTCCCATTGGGGTATTCCTAATTCTTTCGCAACTTCGCCAATTGTGCTCTTGGCCTTGTATCTACTAACTGTGCCGAGATGTGCTACTTTTTCTGCACCATATTTATTGCGCAAATATTCAAATACCATCTCCCTGCGGTCATCTTGAAAATCAATATCAATATCTGGGAGATCTGCCCGTGTGACATCGATAAATCTTTCAAAAAGCAAATTATGCTTTATTGGATCAACATTGGTAATGCCGAGAAGATAACACACAAGGGATCCTGCGGCTGAACCACGAGCTGGACCAACAAGCATATGTTCACGAGCATAATTTACCATGTCTGCAATTACGAAAAAATAGTCCTCAAATTCCTTGTCTCTTATAAGATCAAGCTCCCTTTTCAATCGCTTCTTGTAATCAGATTTCTTAATATTAATTTTAAGATTTGCAGCACCATCCTCGCACAGTGATTTTAAGGTTTTGGAGCTCCTGTAGCACACCATTTGCGCAGAGGGCAATTCTGCATTACATTGCTCTGCAATGGCGTAGGTGTTGGCTATGGCCTCCTCTGGCACCCATTTAACAACTGATTTGAATTGCCATTCGTTGAGGATATACATTGGCTTGGTTCTTGCTTGACGGTTACGTCCAACAAGTACCTCATAAACTTTTTTGTCTGTTGGCTTGGGATAAAAATTGTCACTGACAGAAACTGGCTTAAATCCTTTTTCACAAATTTCAAGGGTCTTTTTCGTGCTCATTGGCCCAATCTCAATGTAGAGATTTTCTTTGTGCGTTGCTGGTAGCATTCCCCAATTTGGATTTGTTCCAGATAAAATTATGACATTTTCACTTATGTCAAATAAATCTGAATAATCAAGTCTTGGCATATAATAAAAATTGTCAGTTGAACGAGTAACAAGTTCATATATCTCTTTTAACCCAGCATTGTTCTTAGCTAGGAAAGACATGTAATTATAAGTTTGTTTTTCTCTTGAACGTGCATCATCAACAAATGCTATCTCAACTCCGTATATAGGCTTCTTGTTGGCTTGCTTACAGGCATCTCGGAATGAAACATGACCCCATGTTCCTGAATCACAGATGCCTATGGCATTGCCTTCAGAGGCATCTATGACCTTTTCCATAGGACCATAAGCCATGCGAAAAGAATATTCTGTACGGAGCTTAAGATTTATCATACCAGATGGCTCCCAGAATAGTACCACTCAATTATTTTTATTAAAGCACGTACATCTGCAATTGATCTATGAGCACCTTTGTGTTCCTTCCCGGTAATTTCCAGATAAATATCACCAAGTTTGCGTTTTTTATTCCAGATGGTTTCTCCAATTTCAACTGTACAAATTTGCTCTGGTGGCCATGGAAAACTTGTGACTCGTTCTAATCTCTCAAGTTCAAATGTCAACACAGCTCTATCAAAAGGCAAGTTGTGGGCAACTAGCTGTCGCTCTCCCAAAAAGAATTCTATCATTTCATCAAGATGTGCAACAAAAGGCTTTTTGTCTTTTAGGTCGTTGTCAGTTAAGCCTGTGATCTTTGTTATGATAGGTTCAAGAGGAATTCCTGGATTGACAAGAAATTCTAATTTATCAATCTCTTCTAATTTTTCATTTAATTTGATGGCTCCAAATTCTGTGATGCGTGGCTGAAGATCCAAGTCTGCACCTTGAGCTTTGGGCAATCCGGTTGTTTCAAGATCAAAGACTATCATAGAACTATTCCCCTAGAACATATGCCGCATCATGTCCTTGTTTATCCTGACGATAAATTTCAAGTCAACACCCAAAATATATCGGGTATCAAAAATTACATAATTGTAGGAACGCTTTCCTGCAATCACAGGATTTGTGTGGGAGTCTGTTAAAACTTCTTGTGCTACAGCAATGTCTCTTTCTTCAAAAAATTTACGCCAACTAATAAGCTCCTCGGATGTGCAGTGCATTCCAAGATGGCTAACACAGTTCTTTCCATGGGTTAACATATTTTGCCCAAGCCAATTATTGCCTTCTGTGTAATCAAGAATTTCGAATTCTTTTCCACCAAACAAATCATAATTGAATGACAAATTAGCTTCGTTGGTTACTTTTATGCCAAACACTTCCCCAGTTGCTACAACATGATCTTCAACCCAGTCCACGGCTCCCATCTCCTTAAGAAGTTTTTTAGCACGATCTGGATCCATTGGGCATATTGCAATTTGCTCTATTTTAAATTCCATCATTACGCTCCATATGGAAGTATGCATCCGGTGAGAAATTTATGATGCTCTTTGTCCTGTAACAAATATGCAATGAATTCAGCCAGAAGTTCTGGTGGAGTTTCCTCTCCTGTTAATAAACCATTAAGCTGATATTGCTGGGAATACTCTTTTGTCCATCCTCTGGTTTTAACAACTTGCTCATCAATAGATGCACTCATTCCTGTGCCAGCCATTTTATTTGGAGCTATTCCAAAAACAGTTATGCCATGCTTCTTGGTGAGTTCACGTGCCAGTTGCAATGTCATTATATGAGCTGCACCCTTGGAAGCATTGTAAGCTAGAGAGCATGTCATTGGCATATGCGCAGCATTGCTTACGATGTTAAGTATTGTTCCTTTGCTTTCTGCAAGCATAGGCAAACAAGCCTTTGACATCAAGAATATTCCTTTGGAATTTGTATCAACAACCCTGTCCCATTGCTCTTCTGTAAAATTTTCAAGCCAATCAATAATATTCACCCCAGCATTATTGATAAGAATGTCCAATTCTTCTATGCCTTCTAAATCAGGCTCTCTAACATCCTTCCCAAACCCAATATCATATTTGAAAACATCATGGCCATCACTGGTCAATTTTTCAGCAAGTTTAAGCCCAAGACCTTTGCCTGCTCCTGTGATTAAAATTTTACTCATTCTTTCCCTCCATCAAAAGTGATTCAATCATAGCAGCATATACTGCTATGTCGTGAATGCTGTCTTGGTGCGAAAAATCACTATTTGCAAACCTAGTCAGCTTGATAATAATAAGTTCAAACAAGTGCCATCTATTAAATTCTTCAGCACTTTTTATTTCAATTCCATCTGGGAGTAACGCCATCATGACATCGCCAACAGATTTGTAATTGTCTCCGTATACTTTATTGCGTTCTCGGAAAGTTTCTGCCATTTTCCCTAGAACATATGCCGCATCATGTTGCTGCATCGTCTTTGCCTTCTTTGTAGCCACGCTCAAAAGATTCGTCCACCTCATCTTTCATTGCTTCCAGATCATTTTTTGCTTCCCTAAGTTCATTTTCAACTTGGGTAAGCTCCTTGTCAACTTCTTCAGACATATCAGCTCTTGTGATATAATCTTGTAGCCTATCATTAAGTGTTACTCTTATGTCAAGGATCCTAGCAACCTTTTCTCCATCAATTTCGATGTCATTGCCTATTATTTGAATGCGCATCAGAAATCTCCTTTCTGGACTTGAAGACAACGCAATCCATTCTCGCGCCACATATCAACAACTGATTGTCTATCATCAAGGACAAACCATATGTTGGGTTTGTCTTTCCATCCATCTGCATAAATGTCCTTGATAAGAATATCTTCTTTCACAATGTAATCTGTACGAAAGTCACCAGACTTGCGCATGTATAATTTATCATACGGAATATCATTAAGAAGGAGCCACTTTTCTGTTTGCTCTTTGAATTTGTCATCTCTGCCACTAACAAGATAAATCTTGGTTGTGTTAGAAGCCAGATTGCGAATGATATTTGCTATGTCTTCATTGACAGGATCATTAACACAAGCAGCATTAAATCCATCCCAATTTTTACTGCTGGCAAGATGGAGACGATGCTCACAGTTGCAAAGAGTTCCATCAAGATCACATATGATTATTCGTTCCATAGTTACACCTTTGGATTCAAGGCTTTGCCCATGGAAGGAGCTGCCCACTCAGTTGGAGTCAAAAATGGCTCTGCCCATGGATGAACTTCAACAATGCATTCAACCATTTTCTTAAAGACTTCTTGATATTCACCCTGTGCTCGAGGACTTAGACGTGACTTAGCTGTCTCATGAAGTGTGCGCAAATTAAACTTGGCAACTATATTGGTGTGAATGTTTGTTGGAAGAATGCCACGTGCATCCTCCGCAGGAACATAAGCTCTAAGGTCCTGATAGGCTTTGTTTATCATTTCCATGCAAGTATCGTATATAATATTTGCATTCAAATTTTCTTTAATGCGCTTTGGTGTATTGTAACTAAAACCTTCCATGTCCACTGTGCGCTGAGACTGCTGGGCATAAGAGGCTGTTCTGGTACGAACAAACTGATGAGTAAATGCACGTGTAACATCTCGTATCTCAAAAGTATAATCAATAAATTCCCAGCTAGATTTAATTGTCTGAAGCATGTAGTCAAGTTCAGACTGCTTTTTGTCTTCTGGCCAATTTGCAATTTCTTCATATGCATTCTCAACATTCATGAGACGAGTGTTCTTTGTGAATAAAAGAAGATCTCTTGCATCTTGGGTATAGTTAACAAGTTTAACTTTCATGCTTCTCTCCATTCGCTATTTCAAGCGCAGTCAAATAAATGTTATTGCCAATCCGGAAGAATGCATCTTTAGCTGATTCATCTTCTTTCTGTGAACTTAAAACAATAACCCAGGACACAAGGCTAATGATTATGATATTTTTAATCATCAATCCATGTCCTTAAAAATAGATGGCTCATTAGACATGTTGCTCAAATTATAAACAAGAAGAACATACACAACATAGTTGCCATCATCTTCTTTTATCTTTATGCGCTCTCTTTCATAGCCAGAGAGATTGACAGCATCAATTGTTTCAATTGCGCCGATCTCAGATAAATTTTTTCCATTGGCTCCTCTATAGTATTTGGATCTACCATTGACTGTGGAGGAGATCTGACTTGCCAAAGTTCTTTTTGCACTAAGTTCAGAGATCTCAATTGCAAATTGCAAATTGACATCATTGCCATAACCCGATGCATAAATTTTTTGCTTATCGGATGGCGGTTCAAGGTACCAATCTGGTGCCCTTGTTAAATCATTCCCAGCACAAGCACCCAATGCCAATGCAGTGAGAATAAAAAAGTTCTTCATAATTCATTCCTTTCTTACTTGCTGTGAAGTGATATATCATATACAGCATCGCTTTCTATAAATTTTTCAATCACTGCGACATCATCAACAATGTCATCAAGCAACAGTTGTCGCCATGTTGCAAAACGACCCAACGAATATATCCCATGCTCTTTTGTAAGATGGAATATAAATTCTTTTCTTAGACGTTCATCAATTGGTAGTATCTTGCCGTACTTCTGTTCGGAAGATTTAATGTCAGCTATTCTTGTAGCATTTATTCCAAAGTCATCCCTCAAAGCTCCCATAAGCACTGGGCCTGGAGCAAACTCTGGTTTCTTTGAATGTTCAGCAATCACTACATTCCCAATAACAGATATCCGATAATGAGTTGCCATTGGATCAGGATAATAAATTGTTTGGTACACACTGACATCTGGTTCATCTATGATGCCACTCTGTGTCCATATTTTTTTGAATTTGAATTCTGGAATGTTATGCCACCCAACAATCTTCATTATGACTGGCATAGGAATGGTACTAATAACAGGGACCGTATTGTCAAATGGTAACATGTCAGCGGAAAGAGTTGCATCGTATTCAATGTCACAATTGCCAGCCATCAATTCAACAAGGTTAAGAGGAGCTATATATCTTTCGGATATATCAATATCATTTATTGATCTACTTTCAACAGCTCCTGTCACTTTGCCAGAATATAAATTTGAAAAGAATATTGTTGGAGTGGTATGCAACTTTTTCTCATAACTAATTGCCTTAGTAACATTCACCTTTTTAAATGGTATGCCACAAGTTGCTCCAACATTTGCGGTTCGAAATCTTAAAAGTGCGGAATGATTATTTGGCAAAGCTGATTGAGCTTCTTTAATGACTGGTTTAAATCTACGCAATGAATTGGCAGCCAATAACCCTGCCATCCCCGCTCCATAAATAATCATCCCTTAACCTCCATGCAAAGTTGTCCCGAGAGGAATGATGAGAACCTCTCGGGACTTCTCCCTGAGAAACTTTTAATCACTGCAGTTGACCCAACCGTGTTTGAGGTCATAATAAAAGTCTGGACGTCGACCGCCAGCCGTAATAAAATCCTCGTACTTCATGGGACCTTTGTCCAGAAGAATCTGCATTGAATCAAATGCATGAGTTCCTTCCCGACGAGGATTTTTACCACGTGTCGTCGCACGAATTACTTTGCCGTTGAATACACGCTTCTTGTCTGTTGGAACCTTGTTATTTTTTTCAACGTGTTCTTCAACTTGTTGCTGGCTCAGCAATTCAAAAACTTTCTTCTCGGCAGTGGCACGATCACGGAATTTGGTTATCTTCCGGAGAGCATTCTTATTATAAATGTCAACAAGAAAGCTGGTTGGAAAACTTCTTTTGTCGCTAAGATCTTTCTTTGTCCCAACGACATTAAAACCATTGCCCGAACTACGAGCTGCCTTAACATCTGGATGAGCCACAAAAGTGTTGGCTCCTTTTCCAGTTCTACAAACTGCATATACAGTCATATTTTACCTTCCTTTCTAAAAGGTTGAGAGGCACAGGGCAGGAGCTCAATCCTAGAAGCCTCACTGTGCCTCTCATGGTCCGTTAGCATGAGGCTTCCACCCAGAAAGCCTCCGCTAATTTAATAGCCGGAGGCTGGTTTGGAAAGATGAACTTTTAAGTAATCATCTTATCGTCCTAGTAAGCCGTCGATCAGTTGGTTTGTCACAAACATCGAGGACGCCTGAGTTATTAAGTTCAGCTATGATATCAGGCATTTCAGTTAAATCTTTGCGGCCATAAATTTCACCGTTAGCAACGGCATCTGTGTAGGCCACTCGCACACTCTCTCCGGTAATAACAAAATCACCATCGGAGCCAGATACTATATATTTTGCCATCTTCTCCCTTTCTAAAAGTTGTAGTCGTGAAATTTGCAAGGATCCTCTGCTAA